TTGTCGCATTATCATACCATCTGGTTCCATTAATTTATCACAAATTTGCATATTATTTAAACTTTCACTTCCTAAAAAATTTTTAGGGTTTTCTCTACACCATACAACAAAAGATGCTAACACTTCTAAAACAGGTCTATACAAAAAAATTATTTTTAAATTTTTATCTACATAGTTTATCAAATATTCAAAGTTTTTTGGTAAACCCGCCACTCCTCTTTCAATTATGTATTTTTGTTTCCAACTTTTATAAAAAGATGGATAAATAGTTTTTAACAAATCTCTAAGACATTTATTGTTAGGTGCGTTTCGGTATTCATCGGTCTCCTCTACCTCACTAATCTTATCGGTAATTACAGATGTAAAAGCGTTGGGTGTGCAAGCTATATCTGGATTTTGATTAAACAAAGAAGTTAATAACGTGTTACCCGCTCTAGGCAATCCACATAGAAAATAAAATTTTCTATTTTTCATTTATTAAATATTTTACTTGTTCTTTTAGCTTCGCCTTATCTTTCCAAAGAGTTTCATTTGTTTTTAAAACAAACTTTAATTGATCCTCTAACCTTGTTATTGTTTCTTTGTAAGATGCATTAATTAAAACTTCATGCTTTTTAACTTGGCGTTCCATCTCTAATTTTTCAGATAGATCTTTTATTATTTCATCCTTATTCATATTGATTTTCTAACGAAAAATGTATATCAAATATGCATTACAAAGCAACAATGAAAAAACATAATTTTGATAAAAATAGCCATATACAAGGTTATTATATACCCAAAAATATCTGTGACGATTTAATAAGTTTTTTTAAAAAACACAAACACAGGCATCACATAGGACAAACTGGAATGGGTGTAAAAAAAGAAACAAAAGACAGTACGGACATAACAATAAGCTATAATGATTCTGCTTTAGATGCTTACACAAAAGAGTTACAAAAATGTGTCGTACAATATGAAAAAACTTACCAAGGAGTAGAAGGTATCGGACGTTTTTCTCCGAGTATTGAAAACGTTAATATTCAATATTACAAACCTGGTGGTGGTTTTAAGAAATGGCATTTTGAAAGACACATAAGTACAAAAGATAGGCTTCTTGTTTTTATGACTTATCTTAATGATGTGCCTGATGGAGGGACAGAGTTTTTTTATCAAAAAGTAATTTCTCCAGCAAAAAAAGGTTTAACAGTCATATGGCCCGCGGAGTTTACTCATTTACACAGGGGACAAGTGTCTAAAAGAGAAAAATATATTATTACTGGTTGGTATAATTTTATAAGAAGTTAATGAAAATAAAAAAAAATTTTTTACCAGGGTCTGAGTTTGATGATTTAAAAAAATTAGTGTTTTCAAATGAGTTTGGATGGTTTTACAAAGAGCACCAAGTTGATGAAACAAATGATCACCCTTACCTATGTCATTCTGTTATACGCAATGGAATTATAAACTCTCCATTCTATGAAAGTCATTTTAAGTGTTTATTAAGGGAATTAAATGCAAACATGTGTTCAGAAATTAGAGTTAACCTAATGTTAAGAGATAATAAAAGATACACGTCTGCTTATCATGTAGATAGACCTTTTAAATGCAACACAGCTATATTTTATATTAATACAAGTAATGGATACACTGAGTTTGAAAAACCAAGTAAAAAGGTAATAGCTGAAGAAAATAAGATTGTTATTTTTGATTCTTTATTAAAACATAGAGCTGTATCTCCAACCAATATCTTTGCAAGATATGCTGTTAATATTAATTATGTATGAAAATAAAAACTATAGATAATTTTTTAGAAAAGGACCAATTTCTTAAAATAGAGCAAACATTATTTGGATCTACTGTTCCGTGGTATTATACTGACTCTGTAGCTAGTCCGGACGATAAGTCTGGGTATTTTTTTATACATCATCTGTATTTTGAAGATGCTTATCAAAGTAAGTTTGCTAATGAAGTTCTGTTACCAATATTATACAAGCTTTCATTTAAGAAGTTGTTTAGAGCTAGAATAAATTGTTACCCTAGAGTTTCAAAGATAGTATATAATGAACTACATAATGATTTACAGTTTCCACATAAAGTAGCTTTATTTTCACTTAATACAAACAATGGATTTACTTATTTTGAAGATAAAAGTAAAATACACTCAAAAGCTAATCAAATAATTTTATTTGATGGTAAGATTAAACATGGCAGTGTCATGCAAACTGATACTAATTTAAGAATAAATATAAATATAAATTATATATAATATGTTTTTTGGAACTACAGTTTTAGATAATTTTTATACAGATCCTTATAAAATAATTAAACGATCAAAAGACTTTGAATTCACGTATTCAGAAGATGGAAGATGGCCAGGTCAAAGAACTGAAGAGTTACATAAGATAGATTATAATTTATTTTATCATACCTGTGTCAAGATTCTCTCTGTGCTGTATCCTACAGAATACTTAAATCTACACTTTACTGCCTCGCAACATTTTCAAAAAATTAATTTAAAAGACTATGATAATGGATGGGTTCATAATGATGGTAGTGATAACAATTTGTTCACAGCTATAATTTATTTAAGTCATCACGAAGACTGTGGCACTAGTTTATTTCATTTAAAGAAAAATAATTTTGAGGCTCTATATGCTAATGAAGTATCCCCTGTAGATTATTACTTAAATTTAAAAGATAAGCAAAAAAGAGAGAAAGATAAGGAGTTGTGTGCAAAAAATAATGCTCAGTATGAAGAAACAATAAGAATAAATTCTAGATTAAACAGATTAATTTGCTTTGACTCAAACCATCCACATGCTGCTCACGATTTTAAAAACTCTAAGTTGAAGAAAGAGCCTAGATTGACTTTGATCACTTTTTTTAGAGAAATTACAAGACGTGATCGAACTAGAATATATTTTCCTAGTCAACCTAATGACAACCATTATTAAAAGATTTTCTAAATTATTAGACTCTGTTCAATATCCTGAAGAAAAATCATCTTGGAATATAGCAGGTATTATTAAAGGCCAAAATGCTTTTTATAAATTTGATGTAAAAGACATGCACCTTATTTCATCTGGAATGTGGGCTAGAAAAGGTAACACAAAATCAAAGGCTGATAAAATGGTGTTTGAACTAAAAAATTATTGGATAATTATTGATACAGTTGAACTATTTAAATATTTAAAAATTACAAAAACCAGACTGGTAAAATTGGACGAGCTGCTAAAATGCTTAGACTGGAATATAAAATTAAGTAAATAGCCTGAGTAGAAACCTTTATGACAATATTGTATAATTTGTTATGCCTTTAAGTTTTGTAGATATAGCTCCAGGGTTCAATAAACAAATCACTCCAACAGCCGCTCAAGGGCAGTATGTTGATGGAGATAATGTTAGATTTAGATATGGATTACCTGAAAAGATAGGTGGTTGGGAACAACTAACTGCCAGTACCCTTGTTGGTGCAGCTAGGGCACAACATCAATGGACTGATTTAGATGGTAGAAGATACGTAGTAATAGGAACACACAAAGCTTTAATACTTTATTACTCTGAAGCCTTCTATGATATTACTCCTTTAGACGCTGCCATAGCTGGAGCAACCTTTGATACTTCTAGTGGTTCACCCACAGTGACGGTCAATTTAAACTCACATACATTAGAAGCTGGAGATCTAATTACTTTTACGTTAACCTCTGCACCCACTGGTTTTGTTGCGGCTGATTTTTCTGGAACATTTCAAGTTGTTACTGTTCCAGACATAAACTCATTCACGATAACTATGGACTCTAATTCAAGTGGCACTGCATCCGGATCAGGCTCAGCCAGTGTCAATCCTTACGTAAGACCAGGATCTTTAAACCAAACTTTTGGTTTCGGGTATGGAACAGGGCTGTGGAGCGGTAGCTTAGCTGGTGCAATATCTTCTACATTAAACGGTTCACTAGCCGACGATGCACAAGGTAATAATGGCTCCGCTACAAATATTACTTTAACGGATGCTTCTTTGTTTCCAACAACGGGAGAAATTTTAGTTGGAGGTGAATTGATTACTTACACCGGTAAATCGTCAAATGATTTAACAGGTATTACCAGAGGCGCTAATGGTTCAACAAGAGCAGCCCATTCCGATGGATCTATTGTAGAAGACACTGCAAACTTTGTTGGGTGGGGACAGGCCTCATCAGCTAGTACAGTGGTGTTACCATCAGCTGATTGGTCATTAGATAACTTCGGACAAAATTTAGTTGCAACTATTTTAGATGGAAAAACTTTCACTTGGGAACCAATTAATGCTAATTCAAATGCACCTCAGACTAGGGCTACGGTCGCTACTGGTAATCCTACAAAATCAGTAATGACAATAGTATCTGATCAAGACAGACATTTGTTTCATTTAGGCACAGAGACGGTAATAGGTGATCCTAATAAACAAGATAAAATGTTTATCAGATTCTCAGATCAAGAAGATATCTCAGATTATGCCCCTACATCAACTAATACTGCTGGAACTTTTCAACTTGATGATGGCACAGAGATAAGAGGTGCTGTAAAAGGTAAAGACTATATTTTTATTTTAACTGACACGGCAGCTTATATATCTCAGTTTGTTGGTCCACCGTTTACATTTTCGATAAGAAAAGTTGGATCTAATTGTGGTCTTATCGGTAAGCACGCAGTAGTTTATGCAGATGGTGTCGTTTATTGGATGGCTGACTCTGGTGGATTCTTTGTGTACGACGGTACTGTAAAAAGTTTGCCGTGCACAGTTGAAGATTTCGTTTTTACTACAAACAATACTGGTGATCTAGGTATTAGTTTTGATCAAGCTAAAAAAGTATATGCTGGGTACAATACTTTATTTGGTGAGGTATCTTGGTATTATCCTAAATCTGGATCAAACGTTATTGATAGAAATGTTACATTTAACTATACTGAAAATGTTTGGACTACAGGATCTTTAGCTAGAACAACATATTATGATGCTCAGCTTTTTGATCATCCTTATGCAACAGAATATTCAATTACTGGAGTGCCGTCATTTCCTATCGTAAAAGGAGTTACTAACGTAAACGGTGCAACAACTTTTTATGAACACGAAAAAGGGGTGGATCAAGTGAACACTGCTGGAACGACTGCAATTTTAGCAAACATACAATCAGGTGACTTTCAATTGAATGTGGATGGGCAAGGAGAATTCTTTACTAAAATAAGAAGATTTATTCCAGACTTTAAAAGGATTACTGGAGATGCACAAGTCACAATTAATTTAAAAGATTTTCCTGTGGATACTGCAGCCTCCTCGCCTCTCGGACCATTTACTATTTCATCATCAACTCAAAAAGTTGATACAAGAGCTAGAGGAAGAGCTGCGAGTTTAAAAATTGAAAATACAGGTTCAGGTCAATCTTGGAGATATGGAACTTTCCGCGCTGACGTCCAACCTGATGGAAGAAGATAATGGCAAAGATAACTGCATATATACCAGAGCCAAAAGAAACTTATCAACCTGAAAATCAAAGACAGGTTTTGCAATCATTGGATACAGTTAAACAACAATTAAATACTTCTTATCAACAAGATTTAAAAAATGAGCAATCTACTTTTAACTGGTTTATATCATGACAATACAATATAAAAATGCAGGCATAAATCTTACAACTACTGACACAACTACAGTTTTGACTTCACCATCATCGGCACGTTGTTTAGTAAAGCAAATACAAATAGATAATGCTTCAGGGTCCGCTGTAAACTTATCTGTTCAAGTTACTGATAGCTCTGCTTCATTAACATTTAGAATAAGAAATAAACAAATACCAGCTAATGAAGTAGTTGATATAATAAATCAGACTTTAGTTTTAGAAGAAGGGGACTCTATTAAAATGACAGCAGGGACCGCTGATGAACTGCAAGGTATTATAA